TAAACGATAGCGGATCATGCATTCCCGATTGAAAGTTCGTGCTGTCGTTATACGGAACGTTTCGGGCTTGCGCCGAACTGCAGCCGGAAATATAAAGCGGATAAGGATATTCGGCGGCGGTCGCATAGGTATAAACGAAACCCATATATAGATTCGTATATGACGCGCCCGATTTGAAAATCCCCTTGATATGAAACGGGTCGATGACGAAAAAATAATCGATTGTTCCGTTATTTAATGGCGTCGTTATATCATCGGCGTCCAGGTTCGACCGCGTCGATCCCGGTTGATCGTCGAAAATTTCGCCATTGTCAAAGCCGGACGCCCCGGCCAGTTCCCAATAATAAACCCCGGCGGGCGTGTTCCGCCTGGTTTGCATCTGACAATAGATTGCTTCCGCGCCGGACCCTAGACCATGCATTAACAATTCGCGTTCAGGGGCCGCGTATATGGCCGACCGATCGACGACCCAACCCGTCGCCAGGATAGTCGTGTCGACCGTCAGGTTAATCCCAACGGACGGAAATATCGCGGTCGTTGTCGCCGCGACGCCTGGGTTCACAGTGTAGGCCCCGCCGTTGTAAAGGCGGATCGATGACGGGACGCCCCCGGCTTCGGCCAGGATTTCGCCGGACGCTGACAGTCCGCCGACGACGGTTCCGCCGTTGATCGTGAACTGGTCGCCAACCGCCCAACCTGTCCCGGCGACGTTTATGGCCAGGGTGTCGCAGTGACTATTCGCGGCCAGGTTTTCAAGGTGGACCATTAAGTCGATATAGTCGGTCGCTTGCGCTGCGTGAAACATATTTTTCCCCTTACCCGCCTAAGATGCGTTTGACCGCGTCCGGGTTGCGTTGGATTACATTCATAACGGCCTCGTTTCCTTCGGCGCTGTTAAGCCCCGCCGGGATGTCAGCCGGGTCGGTAATATTATTGACGGTCACGTTCGGCGCTGCCTGGGCCGCCTGGTTGATATTGACGTTCGGCTGGATCGCGCCGGACCCTGGTGGCGTGAACAGTTCCGGCCCGCGTTCGCCGACCAGGATCGGGCGGCCCCCCTGGACCTGCCCGCCGGACGCCATACCCCCGCCGAAAAATCCAGCAACTAGTCCGCCAACGCCGCCGCCGCCGCCGCCAGCCGCGCCCGTCCCCAGGCTGGCCAGAATTTCGAACACTTCGGCGGACAGGGCTTCGGCTGCAAGTTTCTGCAGGGTTTCGGCAAACTTGAACGGTAATTCGTCCAGCCCTTCGGACATCGGGTCGGCCAGGATTCCCGCCAGCGTATCCTGTGCGGCGTCGCGAGTGTCTTCGAAAAAGTCGTCCAGCTTGTCGCCGCTTTCTTCCAGGGCGTCCTGACCGTTCAACAGTTCTTCGGTCAAAACTCTGATTTGTTCGGCCTGTTCAGCGGTCGCCCCGCCTGCCAGCGCCCGCGCTTCGGCGTTCAATGCCAGGGCTTCGTTGTCAGCGCCTAGCAATAAAATTTCTTCTTCCAGGCTTTCGATCTGATCTTCAAACGATTGGCGGATCGCTTCGTTTTCGATTTCTTCCCTAAGCGCGCGTTGTGCCGTTAGCGCGTCTTCGGCATATGCCAGGAACGAAGCCCGAAGGGCGTCGACTTCGGCGGTCGGGGCCAGGTCTTTAAATATCGACGATTCCGCGTTGGCCAGGGCCAGATTTTCCTTAAATTGTAAAATGGCTTCGCCAGCGTCGTCACCTTTGGCCGCTGTCAATTCCAGTTCGGTCCGCTGCGCTGCCAGTGACGATTGAAATTTTTCAACCGCTTCGACCGCGTCGGCGAAGTCGTCCGCCGTGTTCGGATCAATGATTGGTTTATCCTTGATCACTTTGTCGGTTCGTTCGACGGCTTCGATCGTCCCGCGCGCGTTGTCGTCCCATAACTGCAGGATTCTTAAAACGGCGTCATCAGTGTCCGCGACTAAATCGGCGTTCAATTCCTTAAACGAATCACGGAAGCCCTGGGCGACGTTGGCGTCCAGTTCCTTAAATATCTCAAACGATCGGGTAAAATCCCCGGACGCGAACGCGACCAAACCCGCCGCCGTCGCGCCGATCACTTCGCCAACGGCCCGGAACGCCTGGAACAGCGTCGCGTCGATAATGCTGGCCAATTGGGAAACGGCTGTCCCGGCCAGGATCGCCGCCGTCGATATTGACGCCATAAACGTCGACACTTCGTCGCCCTGTTCTAGGGTTCCTTCCATAGACAACGAAAATTCGTCCATTGCTTCGGATATGCTGATCAGGACGCCCGCCAATCCCTGGCCCGCCCCGGTCGTATCGTTTAAAACGCCGATCAGGGACAGGAATGAATTTTCGATCGTCGTGACGGCCTGCCCTAGCGTGACTTCGGTATCCGCGAACTGTTCGTCGATTCCTTCGCCGCCTTTCAATATCGCTTCGAAAAATTCCGTCGATGATACTTTCCCTTCGATAACCAGGGTTCGCAATTTGCCGACACTGATCCCGGCATCACCAAACCCGCGCGCGGCGGCCTGGGCGATCGGAAACGCGCCTTCTAGAATGCTGTTGAATTCTTCGGCGCGGACGATGCTGGAACTAAATGACTGCGACAACTGACGCAACGCGCCGGACGCCTGGGCCGCGCTGGTTCCCTGGATCGCTAACGCCTTGCCGCTGATTTCCGTCAGCCTTAAAAGTTGTTCTTGGCTGGCCCCCAATTCGTCCGCCGCGATCGCCGCGCGGCTGAACAGTTGAACATTCGATTCGAATTCGGTTCGGGTATCCTGCGAAATGGCGAACAGTTTTTCCTGGACCGCTGTCAGTTCTTCCGTTGAGTCTGTGACGATCCGAAGCCTGTTTTGAAGGCCCTGGTAAGCGTCGACAGCCTGGAAGATTTCACGAACGACCAGGGCGGACGCGAACGCGGCGGCGGCCCCGGCTGCAGCCTTGAACCCGCTGGACAATCCTTTCGAACGACGTTCCAGGCGATTCAACGCCCCTTCGGCCTGTCGGCTTCCCCGGACGGCCCCGCTTGAATCGACGACAACGCGGATAACTCTATCGGTCATTATTGGCCCCCTGATAGTGATGGTTTATATTCGATTGTCTGGTCGCTTTTCGCTTTGTCGGCTTCGTCCAGGCCCTTCCAGTGATCCGTCAGGATTCGATCAGTCGCCCAAACGATACGCTTCAACGTGTCCGGGTCCAGCCCGTAGGCCGCCGCATATTTGACTATGCTGCCGATCGGAATCATTCCGCGCGGCTGGCGGCGTTCCGTCACCAGGTCCCGATATGCTTCCCAGTACAAAATATTTTCGTTCAGGATTTCCGGCGGGTTGACAACGTGATCCGGGGGCGTCAACCCCCGTTCCCGATATGCGGCGATGATGTTTTCGTGCGCGTCCTGGTCGCCGATTCGAAGTTGATGGTCCAGGACGGACGTCAGTTTCCCGCGATGTCCTTTTCGGTTTGTGCGCGGAAGTGTGACCAGGTCCGGGCGACTTTCTGGATCGCTTCGAAAAACTTCGGGGCCTTTGCGAACAGGGCGGTCGCGTTCTTTTCGCTGAACTTTAGCTTCGGGTCCTTTTTGTCCGCCGGGTCGGTCCAGGTCCAGGACGTGATGACGGACCGAACGTATAAGCGAAATAAATATTCGTTGTCTTTTCCCGGCTCTAAATTGTTGACGTCCTTCACGGTCGCTTTCAATTCCTGGGCCAGATCGGCGGCGGCCTTGCGATAATCCGAATTCAACATCGCGTCGGCTGGTCGCACTGTCACGACACAAATGACTTTCCCCTCGAATTCGATTTCGCATTCCCGCCCCTTTTCTGTCAACGACTGACTGGTTTCGAATGCCTCTAAAACCCTCACGGTCTAACCTCCGGGACATTCGTCCCTGTCAATGTTACCTGGCAAATGATACGTTTTGCGTCGATATCGTATAGCCAAAAATAGGCGATAGAATCGCCTGATAAGTTCCCGGAATTGTAACGTCCTGATTTTTACCAGGGACGTCCGGCGCGCCCCCGCTGAACTTGATTCGCGGCATATCGAAAACCATCGACCGACCGTCGCCGCCCTGGGTGATAAGGTCCAGGGTTGTTTCTTCGTTGTTCAAAATGACCTGCAGAATTTCGTCATTATCGAAATAAGTCGACAGCGTACCCGTCACGGATAATTCGCCGACGCCGATTCCTGCAGCGCCAAACACGCCGACGGCGGGCTGGCGGCGAAGATTATTATTGATTTCGATCGTCGCTTCCAGGACAAAATTCACGCCGCCCGCGTCGATAGCGTCAACGCCCCGGCCCAGGCGACCGATGTCGCTGGACGTGTTGTAAACGTCGAACTGTTCGGCCCCGACGTCGTTCGGAAGGTTTTCATATAATTCCGGGTACGCCGCCGCGTTATCCGATACGGCTGAATTGAAACCGAACCAGGTCATAGACCCGACCGCGATCGCTTGCGGCGATAGGGTCAAATTGAAGTTGTTCAACGCCATCCCCAGGAACAATTCGCGGGTAACGGGTGAATGATCTTCGAAGCGACGTTCGACCGCGAATTGGTTCGCGCTGATTGCGTCCGCGCCGTTCTCAACCCGTGAACCATAGAACGCTTGAACGTTTTCCGTTCCAGCGGCGTCGGTTGCCATTCCGGTTTGAGCGTCACAAGTGACAGTGTCGGCGGCCAGGTCGATTTCCCTGACCCGGTTCCAGATATTGTTCCCGATAGTTGCAAAGTCGGCGAACTTGATCCATTGACCGATCAGCATAGGCGCAGCCGGACCGAAGGCGTCATCCAGCGCGCCAGCGGGGAAAGTGAACACGGCGTCCGAACCCGAAACGACCAGCGAAATATCGCCGGGGGATTGTGCGGCGAAACCAGTGACTTCGAAATTCGTGTCGGCGTCGGCGGTTTCCGTTCCCAGGATCGCAGTCGTCGCGGTTCCAGAAAGCGGTCCCAGGGTTAACGTGTCGACGGCGATATTCGTGATTTCGAATATTCCGTCGCCGACGTCGCCGGTCGCCAGCTTTTGAAGGCGACCAATCTGGCCGACCGTAAAGTCCGCGCCCGAATCGACGTCCATAGTCCCCGCCGCGAATCCTGTGATTTCGCTGGTTCCGGTTTTGCTGACCGTGTTGGCGTAGGTCGAAAATAGCGCGCCCTGAACCAGGGCGTCGAATGCGGCATAGGATAGCTCGATCCCCGTGTCGCCCCCGGCTTCCGCGCCGACCAGAATCAAGTCGCTGATCTGGCGGTCCGGCCTGATTTCATTGGATACGATCGTATTCGGCTGGAACGCCAGGTTCGGGGTTCCCGTGAATCGAAGCTGATCAAGATTAAAAGGGCCGCCAGGAATGGGGGCGGTCCGTTGTGAACTTTGGAAAAAGCGCAGTCCGACGCGATTAGTATCTGACATTTTTGGCGGTCCTCTCGGTTATTAAACCCGCCTCACGCGGAACGGAAACTATCATAATCAATTTGTGCTGAAACGTTTACCTGAAAAAAATCGTTTATCCGTCCGGCTTCCGTCATGGAAATTTCGCGGATTCTGATTCCTGTTAGCTTTGCAGATTCCAGGAAATCCAAAACGATTTCCGACAGGTCGTCGGCCCTCGATTGCCCGGTATTATGCTTGACAAATATCTGCGCTGCAAAAATGGCCGTTCGGCGAACCTGGATTTCGTTCCCCGATCCCAGGCTGGCCAGGGTCCCGGTCGAATGCGCCAGGTCCAAAAAAACGTAACTGTCCAGGGCTGCAGGGTTAAACGACAGGTTATTCCAGGCGACGATCGCCAGGTCTTCCCCGGCGGCTGTCCAGGCAGCCCCGAAGGCTGTTCGAATGGTGTCCCGGAACTGTGCCGGGGTTCGTGTACTAGCGCCCATTATGGAACCACCTTCGTCCCGCCAGGGAAAGCCAGGGCGGCGTCGATTTGTTCGTCGACCCAACCGGCGGCGGCTTGTCGGCTCCAACCCTGGGCCAAACGGTTCGAATATGGGACATTATTCTGGATAATGATGTTTGTATTTATTCGGCGGGCTTTTTCCCAGGCTTCGATCGTTGCCTTTCCAGTTGCCAGGGTTGACGCGCCGACCTGGTCGACGCCTTCGATTTCCGTTTCGTTGAATCCCCCGATCGATACGATCCAATTCCGTCGGAAGTGTCCGCCGACGTATCCGTCCGGGGCGCTGGCGGGGTTTTGCCATAGCGACGGATTACCAACCGGCGATCCCGTCACCAGGTTCCGAAGGATCGCGAAAACCGTCGCGCCCAGGTCGTCAATCAGCGCAGCGTTAACGGCCCGGATCGTTTCGCGCGCGTTGAATATCTTCGCCATTACGACGCCCTGACCTGCAGCTTCCAGAGGAAATCCGTTTTCCCTGGTCGAATGCGATCGATTGCGATTATGTTTTTTTCCTGGCCCTGGTCCAGTATCCGATCCGCTGTCGACGGGACGGTCGTCCCCAGGGAAAGGCCCGCGATCAAAACCTGTTCGTCGCCTTGCTGGACCGAATTCCCGTTGACCAGGTTCCGCTTGACCGGGATCACAACAGCGGGCGCGCTGACAGTCCCGACCGAACCCGTCGGGTTAACGTCCCAGGGCTTCGTCGGATCGGCGGGGGCCATGTTGGGAACCTGCAAAACGACGGTTCGGTTTTCGCCGAACTTTTCGATCAATGCCAGGGCGGTATCTTGAAGGGCCATTCGATTAAATCCTGACCGTTAAGCCGCCGACGCCGCCAGCGCGTAACCAGCGCCGAACCAGGCGGTCCGCTTCGGGAATGGGTTGGATCGTGCGAAGGGCTGACGTTCCGCCGCTTTGACCGCCGACCGCGTATTCGGTTTGTTCTTCCAGAACGTCGACTTTTTCCTTTTTCATTTTGACCTGGCCGTTCGGGTCAACTGTCGGGATAACCGATAATTCGGTCATCGCTTCCAGGTCATCGCCGTCCGGGCCGATGATCTGATCGGCGTATAAAATACAGGCGTTCACGATATCGACAGGGACTTCGTTTTCAGGGAATGCGTTCCCGGTCGCGACATAATACGCGCCTTTCCTGGGCCAGCTTAAAGTCTGGACGTCGCCGATCCGCTGGCCGATGAACTTCAAGCCGAACCGGCCTTCGATATAGTCGGTCGCCCGGACTAGGGCCGCTTCCGCGACTTCGGTCGTCGCTTCCAACCAGGCAACCCGACCGCGATCCGTTTGATAGGCGTCCGCGTCGGCTTCGTTGGCGTAACTGTTCGCGCCTGCGACGATTGTTCCATCCTCTTTGACTAGTGCCATTTCGACCCCCTACGGCGCGATGCTGTCAGCCTGGACGATAAACGCGCCGAACATCGCGGTATTCGGTCCAGGTTCCAGTTGTAATTCGTGATAAAGGTCGCCCTTCAATCCCGCCGTATCAGCGTTATTTATCAGGACATCGATTCGACCGTTTACGATATCGATCGGATCGATTTCGCCGACGCCGTTGGAAAGTTTCTTTTCGAATAACGTCGCCTTCCCCTGGGATTTCGCGACGCCGAAAATAATTTCCGTGTAGGGCGTCAGGTTCAGGGGCGGATCGGAAATCGTGTCGCCGTCCCGGACGGTTATTTGAAGGCGCAGCGCGTCGCCGGAAAAATACAGGGGACTTTCCCCGATGGTTTGTTCAATTGGCATTTAGGACCCCCCGGTCGCGTGTCCTGGTCGGAATAGTAAACTTGAAAAGGCTTATTGTCACGGACACGGCTTAACGGCCCCGTCTAATTGCAAAATGTTGTCGACCCCGCCGTCGACCGTATCGACCGCCAGGACCCCGCCGTTCGCGGCTGCGATCGTGTTTCGAAGGGCTTCCAACTGGATGCATATTCGAATTACTTCGGTCCGCAGTGTACCCGCCGCCGTGAACGTAATCGTTTCGCTGGCCTGCAGTTGCCCGGTTGCGATCAAAGTCGCAGCGTCGGACAGTGTAATCGTCGCGCTTCCCTGGATCGAATTGACGCCGCCAGCGGCCAGGGTCGCCAGCGCATCGAGGGCGATAGACGTCGACCCGATCAGTTCCCCCTTTCCGTCGATCAGGCCGGTCGTTGAAAAGTCGATCGATTCACTGGCCGCGATTTGCGCCAGGGCTGACAGGGACGCGACCGAACTGATTTCGATGGTTGCCGATCCCGATATGAATCCGCTTCCGATCCCGGACAGGTTGGCAACGCTCGAAAACACGATCGCGGCGGACCCTATCAATTCGCCGCCGCCGACCAGGTCGCCGATCGCGTCGAATGTGATCGGGGCGGTTCCCTGGATAGCGCCGATCCCGTTCAAGTCGCCGGATGCTGCGAAGTCGATCGCTTCCGATCCTTGCAACGGTCCGATTCCCTGCAGGGCTGCGACGTCGGCGAAGGTCAGCGTCGCGTCCCCTTGCAACTGGCCGCGCGCGATCAGGTTGGCCAGGTCCGCGAATGTGATCGTCGCCGTTCCCTGGATTTGGCCGCCGCCCGCGTCGACCAGGTTGGCCGCGTCGCTGAATACAATGGTTTCGGAACCAGCCAATAGTCCCCGGCCCTGCAGGGTTGCCGCGTCCGAAAATACAATCGACTCAACCGCCGCCAGGGACCCGGTCGCCAATAGTTCAGCTAGTTCGCTGATCGTGATCGTTGTCGACCCGGCCAGTTCCCCGGTCGCGACCAGGGCGGCCAACGAATCGAAGACTATCGGGGCTGAACCCGCCAACGCGCCCCGACCGGCCAGCGCCCCGACGGTTGTGAATGTAATGGTTTCAGTTCCGACCAGTTGGCCGGTCGCGATCAGGCTGGCGACGTCGCTGAATGTGATCGTCGCGGTCCCCTGGATCGTGTTAGCGCCCCCGGACGTCAACGTCGCGTCGTCACTGAATACAATGGTTTCGGCGGCTGTAATCGCTGCAAGGGCCGTAATGACGGCATTGTCGGCGAATAGAATGGTTTCCGAACCGACCAGGGACCCGGTCGCGATCAAGGTCGCCAGGTCTGAAAACGTCAGCGTCGCCGCGCCTTGTAATTGTCCGGTAGCAGTAAGGGCCGCGACATCGCCGAACAGAATGGTTTCGCTGGCCGTCATCCGTCCGAACAATTGGGCCGCCGCCGTGCTGGAAAAAACGATCGATTCGGACCCCTGCAGTTGTCCGCGCGCTAGTAATTGGGCGACGTCCGCGAACGTCATCGAGGCCGAACCGATCAGGCGGCCCTGGCCGACCAGTGTCGCCAGGTCGCCGAACGTGATGGTCGTCGCGCCGGATATCAATGACAGGGCCGACAGCGTCGCAGCGTCGGCGAAGGTAATCGTCGCCGCCCCGCTAATCGCCGCGATACCCCGAAGGTTTGCCAGGTCAGCGAATTCGACTGTCGCCGCGCCTTGAAGCTGTCCCGTTGCTGTCAGGGCCGCCGTATCGCCGAACGTGATCGCTTCGGACCCTTGCAGTTGTCCGGACCCTACCAGGGCCGCCAGTTCTGCGAACGTGATCGTCGTCGCGCCAGCGACCATTCCCTTCGCGATCCCGGTCGCGGTCGCCGTGAACGTGATGGTTTCCGATCCGGCCAATAATCCCGCCCCGACCAGCGTCACCAGGTCTGCGAATGTAATCGTCGCGGTTCCGATCCCTTTGGCCAGGGCCGAAATCGCGGCGTTATCGGAAAACGTGATCGTCGCCGCGCCCTGGATTCCCCCGGCTGCGGGGGCCGTCAAAGTGGCGTCGTCGGAAAACGTGATCGTTTCGTCGGCGGCTATTGGGTCGTGCGCGTGAATGATCGCCAGCCTAACGTTTCCGTGCTGGTCATTGGTCGACATTATAATCCAAACGGTATCATCCGGATTCGGTTCGTTCATAAGGTCCAGCAACCCGAAACAAAAGTCGTTTGAAGTACTTGACCCGGTTGTCCCGGTGAAAACTTCGGTCGCGTCTATGCCCGAATAATCGGTTATTGGCAAACCGTCCGCGCCTTGCATTACCCATAAATACAACAACGACGTTTGTTGATCGGTCGGCGGGTCCCAGGAAAGGCCGGAAGACCATTGTATAATGTCGCCGATACCCGTCAGATCAAAGTGCGAACTAACTATGTTGACCGCGTCGGCGACCGACGTGATCGGCGAATTCGAATAGTTCAAGGCGATAGTCACGCCAGGGTTAACGTTACTCGCAAAATTTACGACGACGTTTCCGGTTGTCGAAGCGACGTCAACGATCGCATAAATTCGCCATAGAACGTCCTGGTTATCGAAGCCGCCGCCCACCTTTTGCGAATGGACCAGCGTC